GTCACGATCATATCCTTGCGACTAACAGGAAAAACTTATTCGGAGACAAAGACAAACTTATTCGGAGACAAAAAAACGCATTCGGAGACAACATTTACACGGTGATCGATAGGGCGCAAAAATCCTGTCCGTTTCCATGTATCTGAAACGGCAGGTCAATTCACTTCGTTATTTTGTCTCCGAATGCGTTAATCTCCTCCGTCGACCAAGACACCTTTTACGATCAAAATGTCACCCGATCGGGCGTCTCATAATTCCTTCAGCAGCTCGTTTACGTGCTTTATTCTGTTGGCGAAAAAGCTGAGTAGGAGGTTTTTACACGCTCTAACAACGCATCTTTTGACGCCAGCCAGCTTTCTGTATTGCTTTTAATGGGCGGGCCCAGCAGTCTTTCCTTCTCCGCCCGCCCCCATGCCCGGCACTCCTCGACATAATCGTTATAGGTTTCCGTTTCTGGACTCGGGCCAACCCGGAGCATCTTGATTTCATCGTTGATGGAGTATTGTTTCCGGATCTTGGCGATAACCCGCTCGTTAATCAGTAGGATGTGGGGCGAATTGATGGAGATCATACCAAGGAGAGGATCTGCCAGGGGCATTTCCACGGCCTCTATCATAATCTGTTCCGGCTGCGGAGGCAGGGTGATGCTGTCTGGGACGCTCACAAATGTCACCCCCTCGATGGTGCAGAGTTCCGTGATCCGCTCACCTTCACCACCCTCCCGACCATAGCCCGGCTCAACCAGGCAGTGCGTCGTAAATTCGTCTGTAACCTTTCGGTATTTGTATGTTCTGGCCATTTCCAACCTCCTTCTTGATTTTTTTCATCATGGATACCATCGAATTTGTCCCCTTGGCGTGGCCGAGCAGGGAGATCACCGATTCCTGCCGTCCCTTCCGCACCGCTTTCTGGAATTTGTACAGGCTGTGTTTGCGGATGAAGATCCTGGTCCGCCACATCCGGTATCCGCAGAAATTGACCCCTTTACGGATCTTCTGGATTGAACTCTTTGAGAGTTCCGCTCTCAGAAGCCGCTGCAGAAACACGACGATGGTGTCCCTCAGTGTCAGACAGACATCCCGCGGTAGCCCGATCAGCATGAAATCATCTACATACCGGACATAATGCCGAACCTTCAGGACCCTTTTAATGAAATGATCCAACGGATTGAGGTAGATCAGCGCGTAGATCTGGCTGAGCAGGTTCCCGATTGGGATGCCAAGCGGGGTCTCCATGTCGGCGAACATCATCATGACATCCACCAGGCGCTGGTCCTTGATCTTCCGCGTGATCAGATTCCGCAGGATCGCCCGGTCGATCGAGTAGAAGAACTTCCGGATGTCCAGTTTCAAGATGTATTGCTCCCCGCTATGGCGCTGCATCGCCCGGCGTGCATATTTCGCCGCCTTGTGCGTCCCGTAGCCGAGCCGACAGGCAAAGGACTGACTGATAAACGACCGGTCGAATATCTTGTAGATCACCCGGTAGATGGCGTGTTGGACGACCGTGTCGCGGAACGTCGGCGCATGGATCACGCGCCGCTTCGGCTCATAGATGATAAATTCAAAATAGGGTCCCGGAGCATAGCTTCCATCGGTCAGTTCCTGGTGCAGCGCCGCCAGATTTCCGCCGAGATTCTTCTCGAACTCGAAACAGGCCCGCTTGGCGCGTTTCCCTTGGCGGGCGTCCAGATAGGCCCGATAGAGGTTGTCGGCGCAAAAGGCTTTCTCGAAAAGGTTTCCGTATCGCTTCATCTCAAATCCGTCGGCCCCTGGTCTTCGGTTTCCCTACCAAAAAGGAGCCGTCTACTGCGATTTCGCCCAAGGCCGGATATCATATCCCTGTGGCTCCACTATCCTCCTTACGAGGTTTGAGGAAGGAGCCGTAGTCCGCGCGGAAGCTCACGTTGTTGTTCGAGTTGTCCCGCGTATTGTTCCAATTCGCGCTCCAGACTCCCGCATTCGTCGTGTTGTTCCAGTTGAAGGCCACGATCAGACACATTTTAATATGTTACCCGTTATTACCAGCGGTTGTCCGCCTTGATCTTCTGTATCCACCCGCCGATCAGCCGCCCTAACTCGTCCACCATTGCGCTCATGGTCAGATACCGATGTTGCTCCAGTTCATCATGTGATTTTTTCACTTCCCGGCAGTCCGCTTAGCCGAAGTATCCAAGTTCGTTGGCCAGGCAGATCTGCATCCGCAACTTCTCATGTGTGATGTCGAGATCCGTCAGGGTGGTTTTCTTGTGATACCTTTTTTGTCCTTCCGAAATGAGATCATAGAGTTCATAAGCCGTGCTCCTGATCCTGTTTGCCAAGGCGTATTTTTCATGTTTCGGGAAGTGATTCAGATATATGTTCAAGAGCTTGGCGAACTCCATGAACTTCCGATTCAATCCCGCCTCACTATGGATTCCCATTATTCCACTATCCCGCCGTCGCTATCGCTCGGCTACACATGGTAACAGGCCGCGCGGAAGCTCACGGCGTAGTACGAGCCGTGCCGCGCATCGGCCCAACCCGCGCCCCAGACCCCCGCAGACGGCGCGTGGAGCCAGTAGAAGGCCACGAGCAGACACAGCTTGTCGATGATGTAACGATACAAGCCATCCTTACCGAACAGGTTTGTCCCTGCGGCACTGAGACCAGCCGCTGCATCCGGGAATCCCAGACCGGTCAGCAACCAACTGTTTCCGCTGATCTCCTCGGCAAGTACCTGATTTGCGTTATTACCAAAATAGGCCCAACCGTCATTGCCGGTGATGAATGGAACTGTCAGCGCGTCAAACATGCCTGCTATGCCCGACGCCCCCCAATGATCCGTTGCTAAGACATTGTCTCCATTCGTGAATGTTTTCATCACCGTCGCTTGTTTTGCGACATAGAAATTCGCGCCGTCGCAGGTCACGCCGAGGCTGATTTCGTACATCAATCCGTTGTCGTCAGCGCTGCCGCAATTCTGACCGTTGTGGGTGGATTTCGCGAAGACGTTCCCGGCCCCTCCTCCGTAACCGGCAGATCCGGTCTTCCCGCAGGTTGAGTACCCGTCCGGCTCCCAAATGACAGTTGTGTCGTCTATGTCTCGTAGGGCATTGTTGTTGCAGCCCTTGGGGTAGTTATAGGTCGCATGATACCAGGCGCAATTTGCCGTGCTGAGCGCCGCCTGCCCGTGTGCCATTGAAAGCATGGCAATCGCCCCGCGCATGAACTGCGAGGAACAGAAGAAGATACTGGATGCGTTGACCGCTCCGTTCACCCCATCGCGCCTGTGGGCCAGATCGATGGCACTGTAATAATAATCCTCGCCGCCGGTCAGGCCGGAGAAGGGATTATGAGCCGCGGCGGATGACAAAGGTAGGCCGTTTTTGATGGAGGCGGCAGTATATCCTGTGCCCTTGGCGACCTTGGAGCACTTGTATTTATCTCGGAAGAACCCAAGCTTTTCCACTCCACCGTCGATGAAAGCTCGATGCAGAGCATATCCGTCCGCATTGGCTGCGGCTGTTGTTGCGTAAGTGTCAACTCCCTTGATGTCGATGGAGTTGGCGCCATAAACTCCATACGTCGGGTTCGAGGCATGGCCGATCCGATAATAGAATCGTGGAAACCAGCACATGATTGAACCGTCGGTGAATTGGTAGTTGCCATAGTTGTCATGGCCAAGCTCGCCGGATCCGGGCATTGGGTTCATCCCGGCGGGAAGGCTTGCCACAGGGCAGATCCCCACGCCAAACCCTGGCGAGCCGGGGGTGCCGATCAGGTTTTCCCTCGACTGGTAACGATCCAGGACGTATTTCAGATCGTCGGGGGAAACCGCCAAGGTAGTACTTATCCCAGCAAGCGCCGGGGCGTTTGTCGCTATGTGCAGTGCGGCTGTCTTGTGCGTCCCATCAGGGTTATGCTCCGGATCGATGGCCGCCGCGATATTGGTCAGGTTTGCATCGTGCTCCGTGGCATTCAGCGGCGAACCTTTACCCGCGCGGGTGACTATTGTGATGGACATGATTTATTCCTCCTTTTCTTTTTTGGGGTCTGCCGGCGCCGGGGGCAGCTTTTCGAGTTCCTTTATTTTTTCCGCCTGGTTGACATTTTGCAGGACCAGGGTTTTGATCATGGCGTCCCGTTCGGCGATGATCTCCGCAAATGTCTGCTCTCTTTCGATCTGTTTTAAGTTCATAGATCCTCCCCCTCATGCATCTTTGTTTGAAGGTGAATGTTCCCCATAATTGGACTTTTTCCCTGCGTCTTGGGCAATACCGTGGGGAGTCCCGCTGCTTGAATAAAATCGTCAGGCAAATCCGCATATTTGTGCAAATGCCCGCTGAACTCCGCCGGCACCCCGGCGCTCTTCCTTTTTATGAATGCCTTTCTGATTCTATCAAAATAATATACCTTTGAGTGGGCTTCAAAATCGTGTATCATTTCTTCGTGAAATTCAGCGTATTGTTCGTTCACCACGATCCCGCCGTCCGGATTGTGGGGATCGCGATGGCCGTTAATGCAGTATGCGTGAATAATTTCACCATTCTCATCGACCTCTATCTTTCTGATCATTTTCATGTTCCGACTCCTACAAATAGGAATACGTTACCGTTCCGCCAGCAGATGACCAAATGTTGAACGAATTTATTGTTTGGTTTCTAATGTATGCGTGATAACCGGCAACATCGAGTGAGTGCGTGAGCATGACCATTGCATACCGCCCCAGGTTGTGCGTTATGGTAATTTCCCCAGTGTATGTGAAACTCCCATAAGCAGTGCTGTTCAATTGTTTGCCGCCAAGATATGCCGAACTATTTATCTTTGCCGCCATAATGGATCCGGCGTTTATTCTGTCAACGTTAAGGGTTCCGGCGTTGATCTTATCGGCGCTCAAATTGGCGATCTTTGCGGAGTCGATTGTCGCGTCAGCGATCTTCGCGTTGGTGATAGTGGCATCCTTGATCTTGGCCGCTTCGATTGTCGCGTCAGCGATCTTCGCGTTGGAGATAGTGGCATCCTTGATCTTGGCCGCTTCGATTGTCGCGTCAGCGATCTTCGCGTTGGAGATAATGCCGTCCTTGATATTCGCCACATTGGCGATGATCTCATTGGCGCCGATGGTCCTGGCCAGGATCGAGCCGTCAACGACCAGGTTCCCGTCGATGCCGACGGTGCTGACGCCGGCGACTTGACCGACGACAAAAGGAACCTTTGGGGTTGCGCCTTCGTCGCCGGGGTTAACGATCAGGAACTTATCGGCGAGGATCGCAAACTCCGAAGACGTCTCGCCCAGCATCAGGCCGAATCCGGCCACGTGGCCGTTGGCGTTAAGTTTTACGGTATATTGGGCCAGGACCCCGTCAATATCGTCGTCATGGACCACCAGGGTTTGCTCAGCGGAGGTAAGCCTGCCGTCCTGCGTCGATTGACCGGCATTATAAGTTGCGATGGCAACTTTCAAGATGATGGCCGCCTCGGCCCCGTCGATGTCGATCTCTGCCTGAGTGACCCGGCTGGTCAGGGCCGTCACGGTGGATTGGGCAGCCTTCAGGGCAATCGCCGCCGTATGGGCGTCGATCACGATCTCCGCCGCACGCACATCGGTGGTGAGATCATCCATCTCCGTCTGGGTCGCCCGCAGGGTGATGGCGGCGTTGGCCCCATCAATGTCGATTTCTGCCTGGGATACCCGGCTGGTCAGGGCCGTCACGGTGGATTGGGCAGCCTTCAGGGCAATCGCCGCCGTATGGGCGTCGATCACGATCTCCGCCGCACGCACATCGGTGGTGAGATCATCCATCTCCGTCTGGGTCGCCCGCAGGGTGATGGCCGTCTCAGCAGCATCGATGTCCACTTCCGCTTGCTTAATCCGACCGGCTATCGGATTGAGGGCTTCCCAGTAAGTCGTATTGGTAGGCAGGATGTTTTGCACGCCATTGCTTTTGCAGCGGTACAGCAGCCAGGCTGATCCGGCATAGTTATAGCGGACCTCATCATTGGCATTATAGTTCGTAGAAGCCGAATAAAGGGGAGCCAGGGTTCCGTCAAGTTCCGCTTTGACGGCCCGAAGAGTGATGGCTGCTTCCGCCGCATCAAGGTCCATCGAGACCTGGTTGATTTGAGTAGTGTGTGCACCGGTGCTGTTTTGCAGATTAATGATCTTTATGGCTTGGGCGGATATAAGGGCCGCATGGCCGTCGATTATCAGCTCGGCAGCCGTCAGGTTTTCAGTCACAGACAAAAGATCACTTTGCGAAGCTTTCAACGAGATCTGCGCGTTTGCCCCGTCAATATCCACCGCTGCCTGAGACAACCGCCCATCCAAGCCCGATATTAGAGAAGCCTGCAGCAATATGTCTGCCTTTGCTCCATCTACATCTATTTGGGCCTTCGTAATCCGGACATCGATGTCGAGAATATCTTCGACCGACTCCACATATACGTCAGTCTCGTAGGATCTGTGCTCTATCGTATCGATCAGAAAAGTCACGGGCCCCGTTATGGCCGTGGAAACCAGGGTTATTCCCTCTCTGTTTAGCTCCACCTGGTTGACAATGCTGGAGAACTGATCGGCAAAGGCATGCTGTTCCCAGTAGGTAGGGTTTGTGGGAAGAGGTGCGGGAGTGAAATCGATAGCCAGTATGCATCTATAAGAAACACCGTTGTATTTCACGAAATCATTGACGGCGTATTGGTTAGCCGTGCTGAAATCCGGCAGAAATAGCTGTGAAAAAGCATCAAACTCGGTTTGTTCAACACGTAACAGGATATCAGCGGCGTTTTGAGAAACAAGACTTTCTGCCTGCGTGACGCGGTTTGTCAACTGGTTGACGGTTACGCTGTCCGCTTTGGTCGTTATGGTGCCCTCAATGGTATCCACCCGCTGATCGATGGAGCTTACAACCGTCGCCAGGGCGTCCGATTCCTCCCAATAGGACGATCCTGTTTCCGGTTCATGCGCCGGAGGATAACTGTAAGACTGCGTGCAGCGCCACACTTTGCCGTTATGAGTGACATATTTCCCCAGGATATAGCTGTTGGTGTTGCTCCAGGTAGTCGTGGTCAGATCGGCGATTTCAGACTGCAGGGCCGATATGTCGGCTGCAGCGCCTTGAGCGGAGGACAATAAGGAATTTATATCCGTGATATTGTCATTGACGGTAGACAATATGCCAGCGACAATGCCGTCGAGACCCGAAAACACCATATCAACGGGCGATGACGACGAGTAGACGCCCAATTCGTAAACAAAATCCTTATCGATCACGTTAATCCGCGAAAGCAGACTATTGGCAAGTTCATCTTCACTGATACTTCCCACCAGGATAGCCAGATAATCTGCCGGATCTTGCGACGTGGATCCGGGAACGCCTGCCGTGGCGCTCGACGGGTACCAGGATCCAGAATTGCCGTATTTGTCCCGGATCCGCGTCCAATAGTAGCGGGTGTCGATCAGGGCCAGGCCGTTATGAGTCCAGGCGGCCGCCGCCGATTCGCCCACCTTGACGGCGTTTGCCCGGTTATTGACCGTGGCCGACCAGATCTCGATGCAATCGAAGTCGGCGAATGTGACGAAGGTCAGCGCCAGTTTGATCGCATAAGTCAGCCCTGTCGCCGTGATCCCGGTGACCGCCGTAATCGTGGAGAGCGCCAGGGTCACCGCACCGGCGGCGCTACGATTTCCCGCGACATCGACAGCCACGACGCTGAATTCCTTCGAAGTCCAGGCGATCCGCTCTGTGTACCGGAGGGCATTGCTCTCGGCGGCGACGTTGATTTCATAGTGATCGATGGCCAATGA